CGAATCGGTTATACTGAAGCGGAGAGGATACGACGTGCTGCTGCATGGCGAGGCACTAAGTATCATTCCATCGTAGAATACTATCTAAGAAATGAATCTGAGAAAATTAAGGAGAGCAAGGGTCTTGCCAAGTACCTTTTTGGGGCTAGTCGTGAGACTCTTAATAGGATATCTAATATTCATGCTATTGAAACCCCTCTTTTTTCTCGCAATTTATATCTGGCTGGGCGTGTTGATTGCATTGCTGAGTTTGATAATGAGCTTAGTATCATAGACTTTAAAACTACTGGCACATTAAAGAAAGAAAAATACCTAGAGAAATACTTCGTGCAAGAGGCAGCATATGCTTACATGTATTGGGAGTTGACTGGGGTAGAAGTTGATAAACTTGTCACCATATCTGTTGCAGAAGATGGACAGACACAGGTAGTTGAGAAGTATGATAAAGTTCCTTACATCAATACCCTCATTGATTGGATAAAAGACTATCGATATTATACTGAGGGATTAAATTCATGAAAGAAATTGAAGAAAAATTTATGACTCAGGGTAAGTTTACCTCTCTTGTTGAGAATCGTGTTAAAGATAGCAGTGGTCTCATCAATTACATTGAAGCAGTTACATCTATATGTGAGGAGTTAGAGATAGATGTCACTACAGTTAAGAAGTTGATTTCTAAACCACTCAAAGATAAAATACAATGGGATGCAGCAAGACTAAATTATATTAAACGTACAAGTAAAGCAGTTTTAAACCTATGAATGAAGACGAAAGTTTCTTTGAATCCGATGTAGTTCAGCAAGAGTTGACTGACATACAGGATACATACACACAGTTACTAAAGATATCAGCAGGACTTGCTGAGTTTTCTCCTAAAGAAAGACTAGAGCACATAGAAAAAACACTTGAGTTAATTGCTAAACAGAAAGTATTTTACTCACGTCTTGCTCTTGCGTCACATAATATATCAGGAGATGAAAACGATGAAGAAGCAAGTTTTGTTAAAGATAAGATAGATACTTTATCTGCACAGTATTCTGGAGGACTAAACCTCATGCTGATACTACAACAGATGGAAGATAAACTAAGAGTTTGGAGAAAGGAGTTACAAGATGCCGAATCCTAATCAACTTTACGAAGATGCTGAGAGACTTAATGACCTCTTTGAAGAGTTACTTTGGGACGCGGACGACGAATTGTTTTTTACTCATGACGGAGAGAAGGTAATCATATATAACATGTCGCAACAGGGACTTGACAAGTCCTAAATAATATGTCATCATAATACGGTGGCAAATACAACAAAACAAAACCACAACGGAGAAATACAAATGTCATTCGCATCACTTAAGAAGAAGTCTGGTAGCTTTGATAAGCTTACCAAACAGATTGAGCAGATGTCTAAACCTAAGGGCGCAGGACCTGATGAGAGACTCTGGAAACCTGGGGTCGATAAGTCTGGAAATGGATATGCAATAATCCGATTCCTCCCTGAGCCAGACGGTGAAGACCTACCATGGGCACAAGTTTGGAGTCACGCATTCCAAGGTGCAGGCGGTTGGTATATTGAGAATTCACTCACTACATTGGGACAAAAAGACCCTGTTGGTGAATTGAATCGCACCCTTTGGAATTCTGGTCTAGACCAAGACAAAGAGACTGCTCGTAAACAGAAGAGGAAACTCTCCTACTACAGCAACATCTATGTTGTTAAAGACCAACTCAACCCAGATAATGAAGGAAAGGTCTTCCTATACAAGTATGGCAAGAAGATTCATGATAAGATTGTGAGTTCTATGCAACCTCAATTCGAGGATGAAGAACCTATCAACCCATTTGATATGTGGAAAGGTGCGGACTTCCGTATCAAGATACAAACCATCGGTGGGTATTGGAATTATGATAAGTCTGACTTCGCACCAACTTCTCCTCTAGGGGGATTTGATGACGCTAAGTTGGAAGAAATTTGGAAGTCACAACACTCTCTAAAAGAGTTTACTGACCCTGCCAACTTTAAATCATATGAGCAACTAGAAGAGAGACTCAACACTGTGTTGAATAAGTCTGCTCGTGCTACAGTTCGCTCATTTGACGGTGAAGAAACAGAAGCAGTGTACGCAGAAGAAACTGTCACACAACCTTCCACACCAAGTGGATTTGGTGATAAAGTAAAAGAGTTAAGTCAGACTTCTAGTAGTCCTGACCTTGATTACTTTGCATCACTAGCTGAAAACGATTAATGAAAATACTGGTTGCTTTACTCGCATCTTTAACTGTTGCACCCGCAGCAGAGGCACTTACTTGGAAGGAATTCTGGGAGCCATTTGCTGAGTATGGCAACCATTATCATCATCATACTCATCGTTACTACGCACCACATCGTTACGAGGGTCCTCGTCGATGTATGGAAGAAAAAATTATTAAAGAAAAGGTATGGGTACCTGGCTCTTGGTTATCCCCCACATATTTTTCAGAAGGATATGTTGAGCATCGCTCACGTATTATTACTGTACCTTGTGGTTACCATGACCATCATTGACCCATATATTATTTCACTTTCAGTTCACAGAAAGGTCGAAAAAAAACTCGGGGTAAAAATCGCCCTCTAGGGTTTTTCATATAAATTATTATGACACACTATAAACCTTATTCCCAAGAATGGCATAGACAACGCTATCTCAAAGAAGCACTAGATAAGTACTTTGATGAGTATGTTGAAGTTGACGTCATTTTAGGTGATATACAGGAAATTCTAAAAACTCGCTCAGACGCTGCAAAAGCAGAATATGAAAAAGTTAGCGAATTGAATGCAAAATTAAAATAGAGTTAAAATGCTATCAACCCAATATCGCTTGAGACTTGATAAAGTCTGCAAACTTATTGTCGAAGGAAAAGACGTAGAGTTAACAGAAATGATATGGGCACAAAAACTAGCAAAATCTAACACCACTGCTGCTACATGGTTGAAACAAGCACGACTAAGAGCAGCGAATCCCGACATGCCGAAGGGAGGGACGGACGATTTTCTTTATAGGATGGGATTAGGCGAACCCGACCCATCTGACCATAAGACTGGGTTCGACAGTGCCGATGATATTAATGATTGGTTCAACCGAGACAAACCTGATGATTGGAGACAACGTGACTAAACCTGTAGAAAACTACGAGCAACTAATTCAGCGTTTTACAAAACGCACAATGCAACTCGTTGCTAGACAAGATGAGATAAAAGGGTGGTATGAAGAATATGTTAAAAACGAAAATGACCTAAAACGTCTAGAAGGGTCAATGCAAGCAATAGAATATGTTGCCTATGGCAAGATGCCTGGGGACGGTAATCATGATAAGTTTAAAGACCATACACCCGAAGCGTACAACATTCCTGAGAGGTATTAATGCTATCATTCCTATTTTCAATGGCAGGTTTACTAAACCTGTTGTTTTATATCTTTGCTATTGGGTTTGTAATCTCATTAGTTTTAGAGCAAATCCTCAAGTTTAGACCAATAGAGGTTGACAAATCAATGAATGAGAGAAACATGTATATCGTGCAGACCAACAGGAAATACTGTTGGAGACAAGCATGGGTAACCAATCTTTATTGGTTTGCATGTAATGTAGGTTTATATTTTATATCGAGAAATATGGCAACACCAACAGATACATTCTGGAACGGAATATGATTTTTTGGATTGGATTCACCCTCATGGTATTAAATGAGGGTTTTGTTATGATGAGACATGTATCTCCTTTCTTCGATAAACTAAGAAAGAAGGTAATTAAAAAATTAGGTGAGAATCTGTGGTATCGTCTTCATGGCACTCTAGATTATACTTGGATAGCTCTCGTAACACTAGGATTAATAGTAAACTCCTACAGATTAATGCACTTGCTTTTTGTGATTGCATTTTGGGTGTTATCTTATTGTATATTTTACTTACCAAGAAAACTTAATAACCGCCATAACCGCCCTGACTAGACCCACTACTTCCACTGCTGCTACTGCTACTGCTACTGGAAGATGATGAAGAGGAATCTGTAGTATTAGACGCTGTTTCTGTAATCGCTGTATCAGACGATGTAGAAGCAGTGTTTGTTTGTGTACTTGTAGATACTGTTGTGCTACCATCAGCAAGTTGTTGTCCTTCCTCAATAGTTGCACCTGAGGTATCAACTGTAATATTTCCAAAGTCTTGTTGCACTGCAAAATCGACAGATGGTGTTTGACCAATATTTGTGGAATATGTAGGTTTGACAGGTATGAAGTTTTCTTTGATAGCGTCTTTTGTTTTCTTGAAACCTGTATTATCATCAACTTCTCTAGAATCCTCATATTCAACAAGTGACTGGAATTCTTCTAAGAATGTGGTTAAGAAGGGTGCTCGTAATACGTAAATATTACGTTTGAAGTCATTTTTCTTTGCTTCAAACTCATAGTTAGTAATTGGCACAATCAACTCTGAGGGAGGTACCATTGTCCCATCAGGACGTCTATATGTAAAATTATGAGGTATTGTCAATCCTGCTTTTAATATAGTAGTGCCATTCTGGTCTTTTACTTCTTGACTTTCATGGTGATGGATACCTTCTGGACTATCATATGTAGAAACACAATATTTGTATAACTCATCCTCAGTCATAGGCCACTCATCATATAGATTAGTAATATTATTTGTCATCATGATAACCCAGTCATATTCTGGGTCGCCATACATCTTCATACTTACATTATCAGGTCTTTCATTGTTTACTATAGTATATTGAGTAAAACCAGTGATAAAACCCTCTACATCGTCTCTTATTTTAACTCTACGAAATAGATTTTTAGTCAGGACGTATGGGTCAACGTTATTTTGACGATACGTTGTTGTCCTTACATATACATTTGGTAAATATGAAAAGTAATTACTCATGATTTTTCTCCTCTAGTATTGTATCCATAACTCTGACGAGTAAGTAGAGATGTTTCTTTGAATGATAAACTCATATTATATGCAACAGGACCGAAGTCATATGAACTGTTAGCAGGGTCATTTGTCCTAAGAGACGTATACGGACCGTATGGAGATAAATCTACATCCATATTAGACAAAACCATTTTAGATGGGAATTGCATCAATTTCTGTAAGACACCCTTATTTTTTGAATTACCAGATTGAGGATATAGTGTTTCTTCCTCTTCATTAGACACTAATCTGACAATTTCAATTCTAAAGTAATCAGGTATAGTCAACCACATACTGTCATCCTTTCCTGGGAGCATAGCAACACGAAATGCCTCTATTATATTGACAACAGTCTCTACGTCAGATGCATTCTTAGGTGCAAACAAGAAATCAAACTTATGGTCTCTAAACTCTACACCTTGAAATATAGTCTCTTCATATGGGTTGAATACCCTTCCTGTGGTTAATGCTGCTAAATCATTTGCACCTATATTACCGCCACCACCAAATTTAAGCACTTTATTGATAACATCAGCTCCAATACCATACCCTGCTACAGATTTTCCAGACTCTGCCATTTTTGCAATGGTATCTTTAAAACTATCACCGATACCTCCTGCAGCTATCGCTTCTCCTGCAGCACCAACTGCTCCTACACCTAAAGGTCCTAACTTTACACCATTATACTTTGCTTGATATCCTTCTCTTAGTTTATTTGGTAGATATAGGTATATACTTCTCTTTACTTTGTCATTGTTTGCTAAATTCTTTTTAGCGTTATTATAACTACTGTTATTACCCTCCTTTGGGTCATAAATAGTTATCTTAAGGTAGTCAACTACCTCAGTACCATTTGTCTTATCCTTTGATATTGCGTCTTGTGCAGATGTTGAGTTAGCACCATAGGGTTTACTACGAGGGAACACAAGGGTTTCACCCCCGCCTAGCTCGCTTCCATAAGGATTGTCCCAAGTACCTACTGCCATTTTGTTATTTATGTCTTATTCGGGAAAATACAAACCAACCAACAGATTCAAATACAAAGGAGACCCGACTAATATTATTTATAGGAGTTTATGGGAAAGAAAATTCATGGTATGGTGCGACAGAAACGAAAATGTAATAGAGTGGGGCAGTGAAGAAATCATTATACCTTATATCAGTCCTGTCGATAGGCGGGTTCATCGCTATTTCCCAGACTTTTATGTCAGAGCAAGGACTAAAACTGGGAGGACAGAGAAGTTTGTCATTGAGGTCAAGCCTCATAAGCAGACGTCACCTCCCAAAAAACAACGCAGAGTTACAAAGAAGTATCTAACAGAAGTTAGGACTTATTGTGTAAATGAGGCAAAGTGGAAAGCAGCGATTGAATATTGCAAAGACCGTCGTATGCAATTCAAGATACTTACAGAGCACGAATTAAAAGTATGAGTATTTTCTCCGACATAAAAGATGAAACAGGAGGTGCTTCTAAGAGCAAAGAGTGGTATCGTGCACGGTTGGTAGATAAACTTGAGCCGTTTAGTGGAATACTTGGAGTGGGTGATATCATATTCTATCAATATGCAGCACAGACTGAGCTTCTACCTTTCTTTGATACATATCCTATGACACTCGTTAGTGACGTGGATTTCAATAAAAGACAGTTTTCGGGTGGAAATTTACATTATTTACGTCCATCTGTCAGACAGGGAGTAGCATCTTCGTGGTCATCAGGCACACAAGCATTTCCTAAGCGATGTTACCATAAATACTTCATGTCAAGTGCTACAAATATGTACATAGTCCCTAAAGAGGAACTTGCAAACTTTACACCATTACCAGTTGAGCAGTTTGTTAGGGATGTTATGGGTAGATATGTTGAGATTC